TTTTCCATGATATCCTCCTTGTTTGTATTATATCACTAAAGTATTAAGGGGGTCAGGAGAGTGAACTCCCGCCCCCCATTAAAGGTTACTGTTACAGATTATGCATCTGCAGCAGCGTCAGCGAATGCAATTGCATCCTCTTCTTCCCATTGAATACCGAAGCGGACGAATACTGTGTATTCAATTGTGTCCTTCTTCGCTACGTACTCACGGTTTACAGTAATATCTCTTTGGAATCCCCATACACGGTTGGCAGGGAATGTCAAATCGATATAACCTTCTGGATAGTAAGGAACTTCCTGAACTTCGATTCCGAGAACACGAGTTGTACGTGCTCCACCGAAGGTCTGTCCGATACCATCAAGATAGTTCTGACGGTTTGCTTGAGTGCTTCCTGGAACTTGTCCAGCAAACGCCTCAGCAACAGCATCAGCGAGTGTACCGTTATTCTTAACGATACCGCCGAATGCGTCTGTACCTGCGTAGAACTTAAGATTGTTCTTAAGTGCACGGTACTTACGTGGCATTGCATTGATGATGCCCTGCATGACGCTAGGTGTCCAAGCATTATCTGCTACGGTCACTACTGACTCATGTGCATCTCCGTTTGTCTTTACCTTGTTGATAAAGCCTGGCATGATAGACAAGAATGCTCCTGTTGTACCATCACCATTGATAGCGAGATCTTCGATATCATTTGCGAATGCGTTGGTCATCAAGCGTACCAAGTGATCTTCTAGAGCATCACCTTCGACACCATCTTCCAAAGATTCTGCAGTTACTTCCCAATCAAGACGAATCTTCTTGGTAGTAAGTTCGACCTTGGAGAAGGTTGCGCCTGTGTTTGTGTAGTTACCAACTGCTTGCGCTGCTGCACGAATTACACGCTCACCTACGTTAATCTTCTCAAGTTCCATTGAGTTAGCCTTCATTGTTACACGACGGCCATCCTTTGCTAACACTGTAGCGTCCCAAACATAGTCGATAAAACGACGAGCCTGCTCGGGGCGCAAAATTCCAGAAGCCGCTGAACCACTAGGGTTAACAGCATTTGCTCCGCTAGTTGTTCCTAGCGTTGCTGTTGGAATGTTACCAAGTGTATCTGCACCTGGATTTGTTACTCCACCAATACCACCTGATGCGAAAGCACCTTGGCCCTGATAAAGTCCTGGTGCTGTTCCACCTAGATCTCCTGCAGCGCCTGGCTGGTTTTTGATTATTTCTTCTGACATATTGTCACCTCCTAGTGATTTGAGATATCGCCGATATCTCCAGACTTTCGGAATGCGGTGTCTGCTTCCACAGCGTCTACTCGTTTTCCAAATTTATTAAATTCGTCTGTAACTGATGCAATATCTTTTGCAACTGCTGCGAACGAATCCTTAACTGTATCAACATCAACCTTTGAAGACTTAAGAAGTTCTACTTCTGCTTGCAAAGCCTTTACTGTTGACACTAGATCGCTAAAGGCTGATTCTAGAGTATTTTTCATTTCGGTAACTGCCTGAGCAACTACTTCTTCTGACTTAGATACTTCTACAACTGCTTCTGCTACTGTTTCGACTGCTTCAGCATCTTCTGCCTTAGTAATCTCTTCTGCTACAACTTCATCAGTCTTAGCAACTTCCGCTGCTTCAACCTCTTCTGCTTTAGCAACTTGTTCAGTAACTTCTGCAACTGATGCATCTGCCTCTGGAGCGACCACAACATCTTCAACTACATCTGTCTTTTCAACTTGTGTCTTTGATTTTGTCATAGGTTGTACCTCCTTGTTCATCTTAGAAGTATTAATGCCTTTAGCACTATCGACTAAGAATTTTATCATTGTTGTTTTTTCATTATCCGTTTTTTCAACGAACCCTATATTTTCCATTTGTTCTCCAGTAATTGGACTAACTTCTGATTCGTTTTCAGATGATATTACAATACCGTTTTCTTTGTCATAAAAAACATTTTCTAGAACAGTTGAATCGCCTTTAATTACGTCTACGCCGTCAACTTTTTCAACTGAAACAATATTTGCAAATTGATTTGCTGGAGAATCTACTAGACTTAATTCAATTAAATCATAATCTTTAATAATTCTAATTTGTGAGTCTGACTTTTCATCATAGCCATCATCCCACTTATTCATTTTGCCACCAATAGAGAATCCTGTTAGTGTGCCGTCTAAAACCTTTTCCCATGTATCCTGTGCACCTTTTGAAACATAAGCAGATACAAAAACTCCGCTATAGAATTTTTTTGAGTCTGGATCAAAATACTTATCTTCTTTAAAGTTAACCATTTTTCCAACTGCTAGAGGCTGGTGCATCTCACGAATATTTCCTCTAAACTTTGCAAAAGCCTTCATAGATGCTTCTGCGGTAACTATGTCCATCTGTTTATCTAGGTTGTCAAGTGATGCAAAACCAGAAACGATACGTCTTTCCTTATCTACCTTGCTAAAAGGCATTGATAGACGAAGATTTTCCCCATCTGAGTTCCAATGGGCTTTAGATATATTGGTCACCACTATATTATACCCTCCATTTTACACAAGTATCACATTCTGGACATATCGGACATTAGGGAGTTTTTCTACCTTCGCCCTTTGGGTTTCTACCAACAACTGTAGACGAACTGTCAGAGTTGTTGTTTGTTCTCTCTGCACTTCTTGATCTGTTGGTTGTTGCTTCCGCTGCTGCCTCTGGCTTGAGTTGGAGAACCTCATCCCCACCTTCTCGCTGTGGCATATCCAAAACAACTCTTGCTTCGTTTGGAGTTATGATCTGATTCTTTACATATCTCTCAAGAATCTGAGATTGTGCAATTTCATCAGTTAGGGTCAACTCGTTAAATACAAACTCAACAATGTCTGTCTTTTCACGAATAATCTTGTTAATCATTTTTTCTAATTGTCTTTGTGCTGGTCTTGCTACCTGCTCTTTAAAGGTGCGATCCTGTGCAAGTGCTGCTGCAATAGAACCAGAATCGCCACCTCCTAATTTTGAAAGTGGAACTTGATGTGCTACCAGAATGTCGTCACGGTTTTGTTTTCTATATTCTTTAAATGATCCGTCTTGTATTCCGTCTTCAATTGGCTCCATCTTAAATTCTACCTTGTTGTTTTCAGTATCACCTGGTAGTGGGATGTATAGTGTTCTGTGTGATTGGCCACGAAGATTTGTCTGTAAGAATCTAAACATCTTGTCTTCTGCGTCTCCAGAAAGTTTTGCACCCTTTAGTGTGACAACGTATCTTGGTACAGCCTTATTTGCAAAGTAGTCAATATTGTATTGTGATGCCAGAGAGTCACCGTGGAGTGAGTTAATAGCAGACATAATGTCTGGAACTCCGTAGAATGTGTTTAATGGCGAGTATTGCTTAAAGTGAATAATTTCATTTGGTCTAGAATCAGTAGTAAGAGGGTTTGGATTTCTTGCTCCAAAATTACGGAAATAAACAATTTTGTTTCCAATAATCTGAACATATCCATCCTTTAACCTTCTTACTCTCATGGTTGTTGCTGGAATGTGACCAACATATCCGATCTCTCCACGAGTAGTTCTTCCTATTTCTAAATAGCCATTTCCAGTTGATTGTAGGTCTGTATAAACCTTTTCCATAGTAGCAGTAAATGAGTCATCGTCATTAAGAGACTCTAGCCAATCACGAAGTTCTATCTTTGTTCTTTCAATTCTCTTTCTTGCTTTTTGTGTTGCACTATTATCTTCAGATGCCTCTAGTCTAAGCATTGTTCTTGGAGAAACCTTAAACTCATATCCCAAACCAACAATGTTTTCTACCTTTGCATCAATTGCTGCGTGGTTTGCAAAAGATGTATCATAATAGTTTGCCAATTCATAAAGATTCCATGGTGGGGTGATTACATCAAACATTCCATAGCCGTTTACGTATACTAGGCCTGGATTAATTTCTTTTGATTGTGCTCCATCAATACCGCTTTTTCCTGCCAACGCTGCTGTTGTATATTGCTGTGTTGGCTGTAATGCTTTTGTAGAAAGTCTACTTGTTCTACGCTTAAAGTTTGCATCTAAGCCATCTAATGTTTTTAATGTGTCCCAATTATTTGCAAATGGATCAGATTTTGAAAAAGGATCTTCCTTTTTAATAGCATCGTCAATCTTTGCGCTTATTGTATATTCTTCCATTTTATTCTTCATCTCCATATTTTGCAATTGTATCTTTTGCTGCTTGTACAGCACCCAAGTCATTTAGTGATGGAATAAGTCCTGACTTCATTCTGTCTACTTGCTCAGAATACTCTTCTTCTGATACCCTGGTCCCGCCTGGAACAAAAATTGCTTCGCCATCTCCAGGGTCTCCGTAATACATTGCAACCTTTTTTAGTTCTGCAATTTTGGAAATGTCTCCCTTTTCAGATGGAATATTTAAAACCGATCCATGTCCGTCTGTAAACCACTTGCCATTTGACCTTTTATATACATAAAGACCCCAATTATAGTTCTTTTCAATTACTTTACGTCGTACATTTTGTACAATTGGCTTACCAGTTTTTGGGTTTATTAATGAATCCATGACAATAAGTATACCATATTAAACTGGATCAACAGTAAATTTGTTCCAGAAGATGTCGTTATATAATGAATATGCATAGTTTCCTACGCTTATTGGAACATTATCTCCTACGATTATCTTGTTTGTTCCAGTATAACTTTTATAAACTTCTGATGGATTTACGCCATAATAACTTGTTTCTGCCAAAACAAGAACCTTGTTCCAATTAAATGGTCCAATATGCCAGAATTCCCAATCTAAAGATTGACCAGCCAACACCTTCACCCTAAACCAAGGTCTTTCTGATATATTTTGAACCTCTTGTAGATTAGTAGATTGATAATAAGATATGCTGTTGAAAACCAACGGTCCAGTTAATCTTATTGCTCCTTCAAAATATGAAAAATCAAGACTATCGGCAAAATTAATACCTAAGAATCCCCACTCTTTAAGAGTTAAAACTGGCTCTTTAACAATCTTTCCATTCCAATAGAATCCTATGCCGTTTTGAACTAATCCAGTTTTTGCATCAATTGCATATATTTTTGCTCTTCTACCACTTGGGTCGCTTGCAACCATATAAAATTTTATATTAGAAGATTTACTTTCTATTTCAAATATTTGTGTTGGAGCGTATGGAAAATAGTCTCCATCAAATCTTATAGCCATTTGTGATGCAATCACTTTAAAATTATAATAAATTCCAGTTTTTGTATATGGATAAATAGGAGTGCCAAATCTAGTACCAATTGGACTTGCATCCGATTCATTTAATGCTTGAGACGCATAAGAAAGTTTTTTAATATTAACATTGTTTGTTTTAGAATCTTTAACATTAATATCTATATGTGTAACAATGGACAAATCATTAAAATCAACACCTGCTGGAGGATAAATAATCATATTATCAACAACTTCATATTTTGTTGTCATCCAATCTGATTTTGGAATTAAAATACCATTTCTAGATGGTCTTTCTGTCTTTGTAAAATAAAATGGTGTTTGATTTGCTCCTAGTTCAGTATATTGAAATGTAACATATGTTTTTACAATTGCCCCGTCCGTATCATATCGGTAATCTTTTGCAATTTTATTTTTTAAGTCTTCATAATCATTATATCCAGTAAATAAATAATTATCTAATGATTCATATGTTCTTTGAACTGGAAGACCGTATTCATTTGCAAGTTCTGCATATGTCCATTCTGCTGGATCAGTTTCTATTGCAATTGTTTTTGATGGTATTGGATAGTCAATATTGAATTGAATAAAATCAAGATCAAAATACTGATCTCCCCTTTTATCTAAAACAGATTCAGCAAAATATGTTAATGGTATATTGTCTTCCCAATATGCATTTGCAGATATGTTAAGTTTATATGTATCAAACAACTGACCTGGAACCAATGTATATGTTGCTGTATGATCTAAAAGAAAATCTTCATCATCAACAAAAACTCCACCGCCGCTTATTGCACCATTCGCTGTGCCTGTTATAGATCCATATGGTGGTAATGAGGTTGTATCTATTCCTCCATCTATATTGATTAATTGATTATTTTGATAAACAGAAAACAAGTCTTCGTTCCAAACTGGAACACCCAATTCATTAAACAAAGATCTAATTTTTTGAAAATTATACTTGCTGCAAAATCCTATTTTATATATTTTGCCAGTAAAAGTTTCTGTGTTATTATTTTTACCACCGACATACATTCGTAAGTCAGATAAAGATCCAAAAAAATCGGCTGCTGGATTTCCAAATCTTGAAACAAATGCTGGTATATTTAAACCAATATCAACTAATTCTCCTGGCTCTGCAATTAAAGGAGAGTATATATTTTTTATTACTCCGTCGTAATTAATGATATATGATATTTGATTATTAAGTAATTCTATTGCAAAATAACTGCTACTGTTTTCTTTTTCAATTCTAAACAATGTTTGCTTTGTAGAAGAAGATTGTGGTAACCTAAAACATCCATAAAATGCAGAAACTGTTTCTTTTAAAAAATCAAAGTTTTCAAAAAATAGATATCCAGACACATTGTTCCAAGAAGTGTTAGGTCTAAAAGAAAAGAAATTTACTGAATCAGATGACTGGACCAGTTTGCAATCTGATAATAATTCATCTTCTGTTTTTGAAGATAGCACTATTTTGGGAAGAGGGGCAGATGAAACAGATAAGGATTTATTTACAATAGAAGTATTATCATTAAATGCCTGCTGCCATCCACCTATTTTTGGATATGAATAATTTGAAGTATAGTCTGCAAAAGCATAATCAACAAATACTGATGTTCCGCTATAAGATGTATTAATATTCTCTGGTATTTCAACGCCTTGACCAAAAACAAATCTTCTTTTTGCTAATGCGGTTGCGACTACGTATGGATAAATACCGACACAGTCAATTTCTATTGGATAAATATCTTCATATGCATAAAAACCTATCCAGTCTTGATCTTTATTATTTTCATTAAGCATATTTGGAACAGATATAGAGTCTGGATCATATTCTAAAGATATTACTTCCTGACCATTAATAACTAAAGAAATAACATCTTTACCAATTCTTAAATGTACCAACATTGGCCTTGTCCACTCACCAACATAATATGTTTTATAGTTAGAGCCAATTTTTAATCCTATTGATGGTCCATCTACATATATACCATCATCTGATGAAATTGGACCAATAATTCTTTTTGTTTGATTTGTATAAGAATTTATTCTAAGCCAAGTCTCAAGAGTATATTCTCTAAATCTTCCTGATTCGTTTAAGAATCCTACTCCAGGAATAATTAGTGAAGGGTTTGAGCCATTTGGGTAAAGGGCTGTTAAACTTGATGTTCCATATACCATTGGAATGCTTAAATTTTTTGCTTTAATCATATTATCAGAAACTAAATAATATGCATCAAGGTCTTGTAGTCCGTAACATTTTGCAATAATACCTTTTTGTGGAGCAATTGATATATTTGACGGAATATCTATTGGTGTTATTCCAAGAGAAGTTGAAGCAAACTCTTCTGACCACTGCCCAAGACTTATTCCATTAACTAAAAATACATCTGCTTCATCAGAACCACCAATAAAATTAATTTTAAAAACTAATCTAAAGTTTATGTCATCTGGAGGAATATCAAATGTTTCTGATATAAAAACCCAACTATTATTTATTACAGTATCATAATTTTTTAAATTATTTACTATTTGTCCACTTGTGGTGTCTTCATACTGATATCCTATTTCAAATCCTGCAATATAAGAACTTTTAGAGTAAAAATATCCACCAACAGAAAATGTTCTTAAGTAATAGTTTAGATCCTGAAGATTCATTATGTCATTGCTTATTGCAATGATTGATGCTGACTCACTTGAAGTGGGGGTTGCTGTTATTTTCCCTACATAACTACCTATGAATGGCTCATCTACTGACTGTGAATATGCTTCATGAGTACCGCCAACAATTGTCCAATTAGAAAGATTTCTTTGTGCCTCTGATAAAAGAGAAACGTAGTCTGCATTATCATCTAATGCCCACAACCCCGTTGGGTGTTCTGAAAACACTTTTTCTGCATATAGGTTTGACGGACTAGACATAATGAGTCTATTTTACCACAGAAGACTACTTGTTTATTTTAAT